ACGATTTATGCTGCAACAAATTAAAAATAGAATTAAGCGAGGTAAAGAATGGAAGAAGAAGTAGTTACACAAACAGAACAAACAGAAGAAAGTTCTAAACCAGACTTTGTTCAAGATAAATTTTGGAACAAAGATACTAATGAAATTAATATAGAAGAATTATCTAGTAGTTATAATTCATTAGAAAAAAAATTAGGATCAAGAACAGAAGATTTATCTAAACAAATTAGAGAAGATATGGCTAATGAAGTAAGGTCTAAAGTTCCTGAAAATTATGAAATTAGTATGCCTGAGATACCAGAAAATGTACAAATGGATATTGATCCTGAAATGCCTTTATTACAATGGTGGCAAAAAACAGCAAAAGAAGCTGGTTTATCTCAAGATCAATTTAATACAGGAATAGAAGCATTTGTTAATAATGAGATAGGAAGTTTACCTGATCTTGATAATGAAAAACAATTATTAGGTGAAAGTGCTAATGTAAGAATAGAAGCTGCTGATTTATGGAGTAAAAAAAATTTATCTACTGATTCTTATGATGCTATATCTGAATTTGCTAGCACAGCTAAAGGTGTAAAAGCTTTAGAAGAAATAATGAAACTTAATAAAGATGCACCAATACCACAAACAGAAACAGCTATTGATGCTGCTCCTAGTTTAGATGATCTTAGATCTATGATGAAAGATCCTAGATATTGGAAAGATGGAGATAGAGATCAAGCTTATATTAATAAAGTAAGTAACTTATATGAAAAGTACTACGGAAATAAGAAGGCGAGTTAAAGCTACTTGGCGAGACGCACAATCTTTTGCCGAATGGCTAGATCCTATTGAAGGTAAAAAATTAAAACCAGCTATAAATTATAGTGAAGGATATGTGTTAAAAGATGATGATGACGTATTAATTTTGTATATGACATATAATGATACAGATATTGGTGATACTTGTGTCATTCCTAAAGAAAACGTTGTTAATATTTGTGAGTTGAAAAATATTAAAAAAAATGTCAGTAAAGAATAAATAGACCTCTAAGGCCCTAGATATGCCTGTAAAGATAACATATCAAACTCCTATGAGACAATCTAGGTAAACTTAACAAGCATACGGAGGTTAAAATGTCTGCTTCTATTACTAATGCTTTTATCACTCAGTTCGAAGCTGAAGTGCATATGGCATATCAAAGAATGGGTAGTAAGCTAAAAAGCCTAGTGCGTACTGTAAACGGAGTAAGTGGCGAATCTGTAAAATTCCAAAAAGTTGGAACAGGTGAAGCTACAAGCAAAGCAAGACACGCAGAAGTAGTTGCTATGAACATTTCTCACACAAATGTAACTGCAACTCTAGCTGATTTCTATGCGTCTGATTACGTAGACAAACTAGACGAGCTTAAAACCAATATTGACGAAAGATCAGTTGTTGCAAATAATGCAGCATATGCTCTTGGTCGTAAAACTGATTCTATCATTACAGATGCTATGAGTTCTGCTACTACACTAGCTAACAATGCTGGTGCTCAAGGTGGTACTGTGGCAACTGATATGAACGTAGATAAGTTCCAAGAAATGCAAGCGCTTTTCGGAACTAACAGCGTTCCTGATGATGGCGGAAGATACTGGGCAATCGGCCCTAATCAATGGTCTAACTTATTAGATGATGATCAATGGTCAAGAATGGAATACATTGGATCTAACGAATTACCTTTCTCTGGTATGAATTACACAGCGAAAAAATTCTTAGGTTTCTTAGTATTTGTACATTCTGGTCTAGACACATCTGGATCTACTGATAGACACACTATTTGTTGGCATAAGTCATCAATGGGTCTAGGTGTAGGATCTGAAGTTAGAACTGAAGTAAACTATATACCTGAAAAGGTATCTCACTTAATGACTTCTTACCTATCCATGGGATCAATTCTAATTGATACTAATGGTATTAGAGTACAGAAGTGTGCGGAATAGGAGATAAATAATGGCATACGCAACTTCAAATCCGATTAAGAAAATTGCTGGAATGGGTGCTGGAAACTCACTATGGTTTTATACTGATGGTGATGCTAAAGCAGCTGTTGTAGCTTCAGGTTATTTCAATTCTGCTTACAAAGAATTAAGCAAAGGTGATGTTATCCTTTGTTCAATCGGTGTAGGTGGTACTCACGAAATGGACACAATTACAGTTACTTCTGAAACAGGTGCAACTACTGTAACAACAGTAGCTCTTGCATAAGGAGATTAACAGCTATGAGGGGGTTTATCCCCCTCTAGTCAAATAGGAGAAATTATGGCAATAAGTGCAGCAATAGGTGTAGGTAAAAAAATAGTAGGCAAAGCTATAAGTGTTGCCAAAAAGAAAAAAAAAGATTTAGAAAAAAGTAAAGCTGGAAAAAAAGTTAAAGAAACTGTTTCTAAAGCTACTGAAAAAACAAAAGAAACTGTAAAAAAAGCAGCTAATTCAAAAGCTGGAAAAAAAGCAATTAATGTAGCAAAACAAACAGCTGGAACTGCTGCTGGAATAGGTGGTGGAATATTAGCTGGTGCAACTGCTGGTGGAGCTGCTGCTGGAGGTATAGGTGCATCACAAGCTGGTAAAGTAGTAAGACCAGCAATAGATAAAGTTAGATCAGCAATGGGAAAAAAACCTAGATTTAATAAAAAAGGTGAAGAATTTGGAAATGCAATGAAGGACACTATGACTGGTGGACTTGTTGGTGGAGCTGCTGCGGCAGTTGGTACATTAGGATTAGCAGCTTCTGTAGCTGCAAGTGCAATTACTCCTGATAAATTATATAAACAATCTAAATTATCTGATGGTAGATTTTCTACTGCATTTTCTGATGGAGGTAAAAATTCTGTATTTTCAAATACACAATTATCTTCTAAACAAGTAGATGAAGTAAAAGCAAGATTAGCAATGTTAGAAGCTATTGTTACTAGCAATAATCCAAGTGGTCAAAGAAAAGAATTTTTAAATACTGTTGTAGAATTAGCAACTAAATATGGAGTTACAAATATATCTGGTAAAAATTTGTCTATTCAAATTCCACAAGCTAATGTTTTGGTACAAAAAAAAGGACAATACCAAAGACCAGCTTCTTAATACATGGCAGTAACTAAAGTAGATATAGCTTCAAGAGCATTAGTAATGATAGGTGCAAATCCTATTGCTTCATTTACTGATGGAACAACAGAAGCTAACGTAACTAATACAATATACGAAGAAATTATTGAATCTAGTTTAACTAGACATAATTGGAGATTTGCAACAGGACAACAACAATTATCTTTATTAGCAAACTCTCCTACTGGTAGATTTGAATATGCATATCAAATACCAGCTAATCCTGAATGTTTAAAAATATTAACTGTAACTGTAAACGATACATTAATACAATATAATAGATATGAAGATAAAATTTATTTAGATGGTTTTGGATCTCAAAGCACAGTTATAATGGATTATATATTTAGACAAAGCGAAGATCAGTTTCCTCCTCATTTTAGATTAGCAGTAGAATATAAACTGGCTAGTATTTTTGGTGGATCAGTAGCAAGAGACGCAGCTCTAGTTAGAGAATTTGATCAACTGAGTGAAAGACAAATGTTAATAGCTAAAAATACTGACTCACAAGAAACTACTACCAAAACACTTTCTACTGATAGATTTATAACAGAAAGAAGAAGCAGTCGTAGTGGACTTGTAGTCGGATAATGCCTAGAAAAGTAAGACAAGTATATACCAATTTTTCAGCTGGAGAAATTAATAATCTTCTTAATGCTAGAACTGACGCTAAAGCATATTTTGAAGGTGGTAAACAAGTTCGTAATTGGTATTTATTAGATGAAGGTGGAGTAATGCGTAGACCAGCTACTGAGTATATGGCTACAATGCCAGCAGAATGTAGAATAATTCCATTTGTATTTTCTAATGATGAGGTTGCAATATTTGCACTGTCTAACAATCGGTTAGATGTTTATTCCAGTGCTGGAGCTGTTATTCAAAGCAATATTACATCAAATTGTAATTGGACAACAGCTCAACTATTTGAATTAAATTTTGCACAGTTTGGAGATACAGTTTTTTTAACACATAGAGAAAATTCTATTAGACAAATTAAAAGAACAAGTGCTTCTACATTTTCTGTATCTGCATTTGCTTTTGAAGAAGATGATACAGTTACAGTAGGTGGTGTAAATAAAAGTGAACAACCATTTTATAAATATGCAGATTCATCAATTACAGTTACATTATCTTCTCATGCAACTGGTACAGGAAGAACTCTTACTGCTAGTGCAAATGCTTTTACATCAAATCATAATGGTACATATTTAAAGGTAAATAATAAACAAGTTAAAGTAACAGGATTTACAAGTGCTACTGAAGTAACTGTTACTGTTATTGAAGATACTGTAAGTACAGGCCCACACTCTAATTGGGAAGAACAATTAATATCTGCTGAAAGAGGTTTTCCTCAAGCAGTATCATTCCATGATAATAGATTGTGGTTTGGAGGAGTAAGAGATAAACCTTCTGCTGTTATTGCTAGTCAAATTGGAGGTTACTTTAATTTTGATTTAGGAACTGGTTTAGCTAATGAAGG